TGCTCCACCAAAAGCACCACCATTGTTATATTGTATCTGTGTATCAGAACCACCGGGGTTTGCTGTAGCTGCTAAGTGTGAAAGGTCAACGGTGACATTAGCAGCTCCTTTGACTGCCAAAGTAAGGACATCGTCAGAATTATTTAACGTTGCCCCAGTAACATAAAAATTATTTCCAGCTGGTGCTGCGGACTCTATGCGTTTGTTACCCACTGCATTATGGGCTAAACTCTTCAGTACTTTTGTATATCGTGCCATCTAGTCACCAGTTAAAAATGATTGGGGAGATTATGGTTCTCCCCGTACCAATTAATCAACTTGCTTAACCAGAAGTTCCGTTGATTATGATTTGACCAGCTTCAGGTCTTGTAATTTTCAATCCATATCTCATAGACATGTATGAACCTACAATTCCGAAACCGGGGTTTGCTTCTTCGACAGTCAATCCGCGTCTTTCTACGTAAGCCATTGGCTTTGTTGAAAGGTCGAAAACTCCCATACGGGTTGTTGGAACCCAAGGGTTTACGATTACGTTTAGTCCGTAGATTTGTCCAACTAATCCACCAGTGTTTAACATATCACTGAATGGGTTGTTAGCTGGGTCTGTTGGCATAACGTTACCACCAGAAACGATTGCGACAGCTTGATTAGCTGTGAAGACACTTGCGAAATCAGCAAGCTTTAACAAATTCTCGTAGTGAGCTGGGGACATAAACAAGTGTGTTGCTTTGTATCCTAGCTTGGACATACGGGTCATTGCTGAAGCGATGTTTGATAATGCGATGTCTCCTGCAGTATCTCCACTAGCTCTATTGTAAGATTTACAAGCTCGTAAGTCTGTTAAAGATTGGTCTGCGTATTGGTCTAATCTTCCATCGAATGTAGCGTTTAACCCAAAGAATCCACCTTGTGGATTAGTTGAGAAAGCTGTGATATCAGCTTCAGTAGTTCCTTCATCGATTGCTATTGTTCCGAACGTGGTGTCGGCTGCGTGTGCACCGAAGATAACTTTAACAACGTGTGCAGTCATGTGCCTGTCGACAGCTCTGCGAGCTTCGTTCAATGCCATTTCTACTTCGTTGAACCTTGAATCTTCAATCATTCTTCGGGTTACACCTACTGCTAGACCCCACTCTTTAACTGATACTCTCTCGGAGCGTAGTTTAGTGTGTTGGTATTGCGGGGTGTTTCCCTCATCTATTTGTTCCATCGACATGGATGGTTTTGCGAAAGTAATATCAATATTACCGCCTGTGTCGGTTGTCATAGGGTCAGCGAAGAATTGCATTACTGGAAGGTCTGCGACTCTGTAGTCCATCAAAGCTTCTTTATAATCAATAAGTACTCTTTCTCCTGCTCCACCGTTAATCGAACCGGTGTTAAGGCTTGTTAGTATACCGGGTGTTGCGTCAACCATTTAAATCACCTTATAATATCAAGACCTTCTTTGAACCGGTATCGGTTCCGCCGGGTCCTGCTTCTAATGCAATAGCTACTCCTGTACCAGAACCTTGAATAGTAGCATTAGCTGCTCCTGATGCAAGAATTCCTTTGTTTGCTACCTCACTGGTCAATAAGTGGCCAGCATCGAATGCGCCTGAGCACATAACGTTTAGAACTATTCCTTTACCGCTGATAACTGAACAATTAGAACCGCTAGTTGCGTCAGTAAAAGCTACACCAATAACTGGTGCGTCTACGTCTGCTAGTCCGACTGTACCGTCTGATTCTATTTGAACTGCTCTACCGCCTGTTAAGGCCATACCGGCTGTAAAAGGTAGGATACGTGCTGGTGCACCACCATCATTTACTAATGTTTCTGTTGCCATGTTTAGTTACCTCTGTAATAATCACGGTTTAATGTGATTTTACCATTTTCTATTTTCATACCGAACTTTCTTTCTGTTTCTGGTACTTCACCCTCGTCGGCTGATTTACCTTTTCCGAAAGACCTTTCGACATCATTGCTTGGCTCTGGCATTGCTGCTAGAGCTTCACTGAATCCAGTCAATCTGGACTCATCCCATGCAGAGAGTTCCTCTACACGAGCATCCTTGTTAGTTTCTTCGAGAGTACCGAATAAAACTTCCTTGGATATAATTGCTTCTACTGCTTCTAACTTTTTAGCTTCTGCTTCTTTAGCTAGTCTTTCTTCCTCTGCTTTCTTGAAAACTTCTAATTCTTTCATAGCTTTCTTGAATTCAGATTCGATTTCTTTCTTTGATGCTTCTGCCTCTTCAAGTTGTGTGCGTAGAGAAGCGAACTCGCGTTCGACAATGTTCTCTGCTTCGGATTTTACAGTTGTTTCTTTTGCCTCTTCTGACATAGTATTTACCTCTGTTTTCCCGTCTTCACATCCACATGAACCTTCATGGCCACCACAACCACAGTCGTGGTCGTCTTCAGATTCTTGTGAATCACATTCATTTCCATCTATTGTACACTCTTTACAGACGGGGTCCATTTTTTCATTGTCAATGAAACTTACCTCTGTGGGACGAATGTTAGTGGCATATGTGTCACCCATCACATCAATATCGTTGGAAAACCAATCAATGCTGACATGAGTCATGTCCCCGTCCTTGACTTTGTTCATCACTTCTTGACCGCGGCCATATTTGTTAGATACTGTTGCTAGCATCTGAACTGCAGTCTTTCCATTATCCATCTCGATTAGCTCAGGTTTCGTTGCCATGCCGATTAAATCCTCAGCTGTTCTTTGATGGTCAATATAAATCGGGAGTTCTGAGAACTTCTCAAGGTTGTCCTTCAACATACCTCCTTCAATATAAACTTTACGTTCTTCTCCTTCTACCTCATACTCATGAGGTCCGGATGTAATAGCGATAACTGGGAATGTCACAGAGTCAATTCCCTCATCACTGGAAAATGTCATACTATCTTCATCACCTAAAGATAACGCAAATGTTCTGCGTGTAGGTTCTGTAGACTTGCCCTCTGCAAATTCCCGCTCAACGCCGTTCTCTTCAGCCCACATGCTACACATGCCGGCTGCTATCTCTTCGTGATTCTCAAAACCACGTTTCTTAAGAGATGCCTTAGTAGATATCATACATTTTTCAAATGTCATGCTCTGTCTCCTGTTACGTTTGCGGAGGGCTGGTTGCCCCTATTTTGTGCTCTAGCAGATTCTTCTCGTTTGTCTTCGTCTCTTCCACCAGATATGTTTGCATTTCTATCAGTCATTCGTGCGCTAGCTTCCATATCAAGAGTTGCTACACCTTCAGGGTTTAGCCCTCTCTCTTCTCTTACTTCGCCCGGTGACAATACTCCTTCTGATAAATAAATCATATCAGTCTTAGCTTTAGTAAATGCGTCATCAACGTTAATTTGCCTAAACTTAAACTTTGCTTCTCCACTATTTATTTGTGGCATAAGCTGGGCGTTAAGTGCACCCTCTACCATAGTTTGTAAATATCTTACATATGGTTCAAAAATAGGTCGTGCTTTTTCTGGGTCTGTCCACATAGTGCGTGGTGTTTTCAAAGCTACATGTATTTTATCTAATATATCATCTGTATATTTACCATACTCAAAAGCACGTTGAGTACCTTGTAGCTCTTTGATTACTATGTCGTTACCATGAATAATGTCTTCTCCGGGCGCTAAAGAATTAAATGCATCAACTATCTCATTAATTTTATCAGGACCATATGGCATGTCTGGTAATCCAGCACTAACATCAAATCTACTTGTAGCATATTTATTTAATGCTGCACCTATATCTCTTTCTGCATAATCCTTCAAATCAACTAAATATAAAATAGGATGAATATCAGATAATCCATATGCTAAATCATCAAATGAATTATTATTTAATGCAACTATCTCATCTTCTTCAAATCTTATGTTTTCTTCATCGTCTCCTACTTTTTGATAATAGTATTCTATTTGTCCATGCTCGTTTCTTTTAACGAACATATTCTGACTAGAACGTAATACTAAATTATCTCCAGTATATTCTAAGTATCCACTACCAAATATTCTTGCATTTCTTAACCACCCATATAAGATATGTTCTATGTTGATATCTCTAAACATTGTTTCTATTTCTTCACGAAGATTATCATCATCTGTTACAATATCAAAATTATCTTTTACAGCGTACAGACATGGTAAATCTATCAAGGTTCTAACAATAGGGTCAGATAAGTAAACATTCATATAAGTTCTATTTTTACCTATATGTGGTTCGTAATCTTTTTCCTGACC